GTGTGGGAGAAAGATTACATACCACCTTTACAACATATTATACAAAGTTATGATACAGCTTTTTTAAAAAAGGAGACAGCTGATTATAGTGCGATTACGACCTGGGGAGTCTTCTATCCTGATCAAGACTCTCCAGCTAATCTAATACTATTAGATGCTGTAAAAGAACGGCTAGAGTTTCCAGAACTCCGGCGTGTAGCGTTAGAACAATATAGATACTGGAATCCTGAAACTGTTATTATTGAGTCTAAAGCATCTGGATTACCCTTAACTTATGAGTTGAGAAAAATGGGGATACCTGTTATAAATTACACACCTAGTAAAGGAAACGACAAACATGCTAGAGTTAACTCTGTGGCCCCGTTATTTGAGTCAGGTCAAATTTGGGCTCCAGATCATAAGTTTGCTGAAGAGGTGATTGAAGAGTGTGCATCATTTCCTTATGGAGATCATGATGATTTGGTGGATAGTACAACACAAGCGGTAATGCGTTTTAGACAGGGAGGTTTTGTAAATCACCCGGATGACGAAAAAGAAGACACATTACCACGAATAGAGAGGACATATTACTAATGGCACAACGAGCAAATTTAATAGCAACATATAATGCTAACCCAACTTTACAAAAGCAATATACTTTAGCTCAGTATCTAGCTTTGTTTGATTTTGGTCAAACACCTACAACACCTACACCCACTCCTACACCCACACCAGTTACACCTGGTATTCCAAATATTATAAATCAAAATATAAATCAAGGTGGCGGCGGTGATGGTGGACCACAAGGTATTGCAACTAACTATGGAACTTATGGAAAAGAGTACACTGGCATGACAATGCCAGACGGAACTCCGATAGGAAGTATGACAAAACAAAAAGGTCCAGGATTTATAGAAGGACTATTAAGTATTCCAGGACAACTTATGGAAACATATAAACAATTTTCACCTTTAGGTTTCATCGGTCGTCAAATAGAAGCTAATAAGGTTGCAAAACAAAAAACAATTAATGATGCAATTGCTAAAGCAGAAGCTGCTCGTAAAATAAGAGAAGCTGAAGCACAAGCCGCAGCTTTATCAAATGCTCAAAGAACTGGAAGAAGACCAGGATCAGGCGGTCCCGGTATTGCAACAGACGACACTGGAGTAAGTTATGATGCTGGTGGTCGAGAAGGTTTCGGTTATGGATTAGCTGACGGCGGAAGAGTATATCTTTATCATAGGCTAAAATAATGCCCGGACAATTCGAAGGTATCCTAGATAAACTACAAACGAAACTAGGTAAACAAACAATCAAACGTGCAAGCACGATCAACCGACCGCGACCCAAGTTCGAAGTACAACAAATCAAGATCTTCAATGAGTTTAACAGACGTAATCCAAAAGCGGACGGCGGACCGGCAGATGATTACGAACCATCAGCGTTCAGTAAAAAAGTAAACGAGCTTATGGACGATGGCTATGACTTTGGTGAAGCGGTGCGTGAAGCGATGAGGCAGGGTTATAAAGATGGTGGACGGATAGGGTTTGGTAAAGCAGGATTTGTTCGTTCAAAAGGTTATAGAGGATATGTTTCAGATGAAAGATTAAAGTTAGAAAAAAAATTACCAGAAATAAAAAAATTATATTTAAGTGGCTTAAACGATCGTGGAATCGCTAAAAAATTAAATACCACTAAAAAAAGAATAGAGGTTATATTAGATGAATTAAGAGGTAAGGCTGTTACAAACATTGGTGGAAAAAAAGTAAAGTCTGGTTATAATATTCCAGAGGACACTCCAAGAGGAAAATTATACAAAGCAAATCGAATTACAAAAGCTGAAGAAAAAGCAAGAGGCCGTGGTGGATCTGGTGGAATAACCTCTCCTAAATCAAAAGCAATAATTGAAGCAGCAAAAAAAGACGCTTCAAAACTTACTCAAAAAGAAATCGAAACAAAATATAAAATGGCTCCATCTGTTCAAAAGAAATATGGAATAAAAGCTCTTGGTGAAAGAGAAAAATATAAAGATAAATATATAAAACCAACAATAACTAAATACGGTAAAAACTTAATAAAAGTTTTAGAAAAAAACCCATCTTTAATAACAAATCAAAACGAATTGTTTGAAAAAGCAGGAGTTCCTAGAGGTTCTGAATCTTCAGTTTCAAGAGCTTTAAATATAAATCAAACTTTAGATTCTGGTAAAAAACGTTTTGATATACCAAAAAGTGTTTCTAAATTAATACCTAAAATATATGGTCGAATAGAAACAACAGAAGGTGTTTTTAGAGAAGCAGGTGCTTCACCAAAAGAAATTAGATCTGCTTTAACAAAACCTGCCATTGCGTTAAAAGAATCTTTTATACCTAAAGGTTCAGGTCCAACAAAAATGAAAGGAACAATTTTTGAACACGCTTTTCCTAGATCTTTAGTTCCATACATTAAAGATAAAAATATTCAAAGACAATTACTTTTAACAGGAGAAAGAACTTCTCCTTTTTTAAATAGTTTTAAAACAAGATATGATGTTTTACAAAAAGGAGCTGTAACTAAATTTTTACAAGATGGAAATCTATCAGCATATAATAAAAAAATAAATAATATAAAAAATACAGTAAAAAAAATTACCGGTGGATATGAAATTGGTTATATTAAATTTGATAAAAATAAAAATGCAACTCCAATAGTTAAAGTAAAACCAGTAGCTGATGGGTTAAAAAACTTTGGCACAGAAACTACACAAAAAATTAGTGCATTTAAAAATGCAAAATATACATCTAATCTTTTAAAAAATTTTAAAAAAGATCCTACTAATATTAATTATTCAACTTTAAGAAAAGATCTTAATGTTAATCAATTATCAGATGAAGTAATTAAATTAAGTGATGATGCAGCAAAATCATATGAAAAAGCAAAACCATTTTTAACTTCTCAAAAAAATTTTTTAGATTTTGCAAAAAAAAATTTAAACAATAAATTAGTTGGTACTTTGTTTAAAAAACCAACAGGAAAAATAGATCTTGTAACAGGATCGTCTATACTTCCTAATAGATTATTAGCAGTAACAGGTATTCCATCTCCAGAAATGATTACAAGATTAATTCCTGAAATAACAAGTCCTCTTGCGGTTGATTATAATAACATGCAGCTTGGTACAGGAAAATTAGCAAAAGCAGCAGGTGTTGCAAAAAATATTGCAAAAATTGGTGGTAAGGCTTTAGGAATAACTGCGGTTCCTCTTACTATATACGAAATGGATCAAATGAGAAAACAAGGTAAGACAGCAGCAGAAATTTTAACATCTCCATTTTTTTTATCTGGTCGAGTTGCAGAAGCTCAAGATTTATTAAAAATGAATCCTGTAGAAAGACAAGCTGTTAAAAATAAACAAATAGCAGAAGATTTTTCCATGATGGATACAGATTTTTCTACACCACCATTAGAGGGTTTAGAAACCGTTGATGTTGAAGCTGTGCAAGAAAGAGTTAGAAAACAAAGAGAAGAGGAAGAACGACAAAGAGCTTTAGAAAGATCAAGAGGTTCTACCTTTACATACCCTAGTATGTACGGTATAACTTCAGTTAAAGGTGTAATTTAATAAACAGGAAAGAGATATGGCAGAAATAGACAAACCATTACCAAACGTAGATATTACAGAAAAAGATGAAGCTTTTGTAGAACAAGAAGTTACAGTTCCAAATGAAGAAATCGTAAACAACGAAGACGTTGAAGTAACAATGGACGAAGAAGGTGGAGCAGAAATATCTTTTGATCCAGCGGCACAACAATTAGAATCTACAGATCATTTTCAAAACCTAGCAGAGATCATGGATGACCAAGATCTAGACGAACTAGGTACAAGTCTATTTGACAAATACACAGAATACAAAGAATCTCGTGGAGACTGGGAACAGTCTTACAGAGAAGGTTTAGAACTTTTAGGTTTTAAATACGAAAGACGAACAGAACCTTTCAGAGGTGCATCAGGTGTTAACCACCCTGTACTTGCTGAAGCGGTTACACAATTTCAAGCGCAAGCTTACAAAGAATTATTACCAGCTGATGGTCCAG